TTTAACAGCCCCAAAATGATACATTCCAGTGGTCGCATAGCAACCCGAACAGGCCGAAACAAGCTTACCATCCGATCCTACCGAACCCGGACAAGTTTCCAAAGCTTGAAGCGACCAGGATTTAGTACCAAGCTTCAAGGTTTTCGAAAGATTCAGCATGACAGTACCTTGTTTATTCAGTATGGAAGTATTATATCGAATAATCAGAATTTAGTCAAGCGACTTTAATAAAACGATTACCAAGAAGAATTGATGCACCCGTCAGGTCGGCGCCGGACAGGTTGGCTTCGGACAGATTAGCCCCGGTCAGGTTGGCTTTGGTCAGGTTGGCTTCGAACAGATCGGCGCCGTACAGGTTGGCGTAGGACAGGTTGGCGTCGGACAGGTAGGCGTCGGACATGTCGGCTTTGAACAGGTTGGCGTTGGACAGGTTGGCGTTGGACAGGTTGGCTCCGGACAGGTTGGCTTTGAACAGGTTGGCGTTGGACAGGTTGGCGCCGGACAGGTAGGCGTCGGACAGGTTGGCGTCGCACAGGTTGGCGCCGGACAGGTTAGCGAAGGACAGGTCGGCGTCGGACAGGTTGGCTTTGGACAGGTTGGCGTTGGACAGGTTGGCGCCGGACAGGTCGGCGTAGGACAGGTTGGCTTTGGACAGGTTGGCGTAGAACAGGTTGGCGCCGGACAGGTCGGCGAAGGACAGGTCGGCGTTGGACAGGTTGGCGTTGGACAGGTCGGCTTTGTACAGGTCGGCGTTGGACAGGTTGGCTTTGGACAGGTCGGCTTTGGACAGGTCGACCATCTTTGCAACAGCTTCCTCAACGGCTTCCTTGATCGTTTTAGCCGTTTCTGATTCAAACAGGACTTGATCGTTGATGGATTTAATTTGAATCATCGGCGGCGCCTTTGTTTAATCAGTATGGAAGTATTATATCGAATAATCAGAATTTAGTCAAGAGCATTGAAGCGTTGGACAGGTCGGCTTTGGACAGGTCGGCTTTGGACAGGTCGGCTTTGGACAGGTTGGCTTTGTACAGGTAGGCGTTGGACAGGTTGGCTCCGGTCAGGTCGGCTTCGGACAGGTCGGCTTTGGACAGGTTGGCTTTGTACAGGTAGGCGTTGGACAGGTTGGCTTCGGACAGGAACGCTCCGGTCAGGTCGGCTTCGGACAGGTCGGCTTTGGACAGGTTGGCGTCGGACAGGTCGGCTTCGGTCAGGTCGGCTTCGGACAGGTTGGCGTCGGATAGATCGGCTTTGGACAGGTTGGCGTCGGACAGGTCGGCTTCGGACAGGTCGGCTTCGGACAGGTTGGCGTCGGATAGATCGGCTTTATACAGATTAACTTTGGACAGATCAGCCCCGGCCAGATTAGTCCCGGACAGATTAGCTTTGGATAGATTAGCTTTGTACAGATAAGCCCCGGCCAGATTAGCTTTAGAAAGATCAACCCTGGACAGATCAGCCCTGAACAGGTTTACCTTTAATTTAACGGCTTCCTCGACGGCTTTCTTGATCGTTTTAGCCGTTTCTGATTCAAACAGGACTTGATCGTTGATGGATTTAATTTGAATCATTTGTTATACTTTGTTTAATCAGTATGGAAGTATTATATCGAATAATCAGAATTTTGTCAAGCGGCTGGTTCACGCCGCCGAAGCGGCTTTAATCTAGGCTAGCCTACCGGTAGGCTTCGGACAGGTTGGCTTCGGACAGATCAGCGCCGGTCAGGTTAGCGCCGTACAGGTCGGCTCCGGTCAGGGTCGCTTTGTACAGGTTGGCTTTGGACAGGTTGGCGTAGGACAGGTTTGCTTTGGACAGGTTGGCGTAGGACAGATCGGCGTCGGTCAGGTCGGCGTAGGTCAGATCGGCGTTGGTCAGGTTGGCGTCGGACAGGTTGGCGTTGATCAGGTCGGCGTTGATCAGGTAGGCTTTGGACAGGTTAGCGCCGTACAGGTTGGCGTAGGACAGGCCGACCATCTTTGCAATAGCTTCCTCAACGGCTTCCTTGATCGTTTTAGCCGTTTCTAATTCAAACAGGACTTGATCGTTGATGGATTTAATTTGAATCATCTTCCAGCGCCTTTGTTTATTCAGTATGGAGATATTATAGTGAATATTCGGTATTTTGTCAAGCGGCTGGAAGAACCCCAGGAAATTCGCCGGCGATATAGCCGTAAGAGATTCCCAGACAGTATTCCAAATAATTATTGTCGCCCTTGGTATCATACGCTTGATGGAGCCATTCTATAGCCATTTCACGGCTTTTGGCTCCACAGGACATAAGCTGAAGGATTCGGCGCTCAAAATCATCTTCGGCCAGAATCTGACGGCTCTGCTCTTCATTCCAGGAAGCATCAGCGGCCTTCATTAGATCATTCCAAGTGGATTGTTTTTGATCGTCCGTGGCTGTGGACCAGAAGGTCCAGAAGTCGATAGACGGACGAATTCCATATGCATCTTTGTGGAGATCGGAGACCGTATCATTGCAATAGGTATAGATCATTTGGATATATTCTTGTTTATTCAGTATGGAAGTATTATATCGAATATTCGGTATTTTGTCAAATGGTATATTATACAGAAAGAGGAGGGTTTAGCCCCCTGGCGGGTAGGGGTTAGGATTTTCAGGTGGATTAGGGACGAGTTCTAAAGGTGGCTAGTGTCATTTTATCAACCGCAAATTGTATATTCAGCCAGGTTTTTCCAGTTGCTACCACCACCCTTACGGATGATAGTAACCTGAATGAGAGTCCGTAGTGTTAATTCCTTTACTTTGTCTGCTAAGGATTCGATCAGGTCGATAGCATCTTGTTTATATTGTTGTTTATATTCTTGCATAAAATCATCTTGGGAGAGCAGGAATCGCATTCTATCGATTTTCTGTTGGCGCGTCATAGAAAGATCAACGGCCATGGAGCGGGAGATGATGGCTTGATCCATTTGAATGGATGAAAGATTGGAAATGAAGATTACACGACCACGGAATTCAAAGCTAGTCGGCAAATCCTCATCGCGGATATCGGCTCTCCAGGAGATAATACGGCGACTGTAAGAATCCAGCGCGGCTTTAAGTAGATTAAGGGACACTGGATCCTTCAGAACGGAATCGCAATCATCGAAAACGATGACGCCATTTTGATTCTCATACAAGGTCCTGTAGAGACCTTTAGGCGTAGAATAGCCTTTAACTACGATGAAGGACTTTTTTGTACTCAGGGAAGATCCGACTTCAAAGGATGCGAGGTCGGAATAATCTTGCATGCCACAGGATTGGAGGGCTTTTAAGACGTTAAAGGTTTTGCCGAGGCCGCCCGGGCCGGTGATTACGACTGAGGATTGGTCGCCTTTACAGAGGAGTTGGACCATATCTTGGACAAAGCCGAATCGTTCATTGATGGTGAATCTGGAGGAGGGAACGGTTTCAAGCGCAGGCGTTTGGTTAGTAACGCGGTTCATGTAGTTTTTGGTTTTGCGAAAGCCGTTCTTGGGTACGCCGCGGGGCATGGATTACTCCGTTAATCAATCAGTATGGAAGTATTATATCGAATAATCGGTATTTTGTCAAAGGTAGTTTACGGCGATATCATATGCAGGAAGTTTAATGCCGTAATTATCAAACAAGGAAACAATTTCCTTGAAATATTGATCTTGAAAAAGTTTGGCGGTTTTAATATCGTTCTTTTTAAACATTGCGTCGATCATTTCGCATGAGACCATGATTGAATTGATACGGCTAGCCAGATCGCGTTGGACTTTTTTCGAGAGTTTGGCGGTCATATTTGGCTTTCCTTGTTTATTCAGTATGGAAGTATTATATCGAATAATCGGAATTTAGTCAAGTGTTTGATTGGTGGGTGGTGCGGAGGAGGGAGATATTAGGTGCGATGAAGTCTAAATTGGAGAGGTCGATATTGGCTTGTTTGGCTTGGATGAGGGTTTCTTTACAGGATTTGGCGGTGGTGGATTGGAAGAGGACTTTATTGGTGGATGAAATGATTTGGAAGATCATTAGGAAGTCCTTTATATATTCAATATAGGGTCATTATATCGAATAATCGGTATTTTGTCAAATGATATTACGGTATGTTAGTACCAGATAAATCAGCATCGGTTAGATCGGCACCCCAGAGATTTGCTTCTAACAGGTTTGCCTCTTTCAGGTCGGCTTGACACAAATTCGCAAAAGATAGACTGGAAAATGCTAGATTAGCGCGCCAAAGGGTAGCACCCTTAAGATATGCATATTTAAGATCGGCGCCTTTGAGATTGGCACCTTTCATGTATGCACAATAGAATAGACCATCTTGGAGATTAGCGCCAGCTAGATCAGCCCCGCCCAAATCGATTTCTGCCAAATTAATATTCAGTTTAACGGCTTCCTCGACGGCTTGTTTGATTGTTTTAGCTGTTTTAGATTCAAACAATACTTGACCGGTAATGGATTTGATTTGGATCATTTGTTATACTTTCTTTATCAGTATGGAAGTATTATATCGAATAATAGGTATTTTGTCAATCAATTTTCGTGAACAGTCCCGAGGTATTTGTTGAGGATCTGTGCATCTTCTTCGGGGCGGCTCTTGACTTTCAATGAAGTGCTTTCACCGTAGCAAACATAACGGTTATCTTCAATGAAACAGAATCCAGCGCCAATTACTTTGCCACCAATCACTTGGGCCATTTCTGAATGATTGATATAATCGCTGAATACGATACCAACCGTTACAGTTTGGTCCAAAATGACATACTTGCTACGATAAGACATGACTTGTTCACGCTTCTGTTGTTCAGTATAAGAATATTATATTAGGATTAGGATTTTTCGTCAAGCGTTTTTTGAAGAATGATAAGCCTGGTATTGATGACAGAGAGTCCATATATAATGGTACTGTAGCCCAAAATCTTGTATAACGTAACATCCAACGTCATCAAATAGCTTACCACAAGGGCAATGGCCAAGCCTTCAAGATTATCCACACTAAAGAATTTCATGATTAACCTGCAACCTTTAAAAGGGCATCCAATACTTCAAGCTGAGAACCACTCAGCATCGGGACTGGCCCGGGCGCTGCAGGAAGATCAAGATAAGAATACCGAGACCGGATATATACATACAGGTTATCCACAATATCTTTACTTTCTTTGATCATAAAGCCGGTATTTTCACGAAGAATCTTAATGGCACTAACCTTATTACCATTCTTGATTTCGCTAACAACCCTGTAAAGATATTCTTCTGACTTTTTCGGTTTATTGGTCAGATTGATAAAAGTTTCTGGATCTTCTTTGGCCAGGCGAACAATCATCGCTCGAAAGTCCAGGTCGGAATTCATGAGCAGATCGATGGCTTGTTTATAATACATATCTTTGGTCATTTGAAAATCCTTGTTTATTCAGTATGGAAGTATTATATCGAATAATGGATATTATGTCAAGCGGTATTATTCGCCCCAATCATCCTTTTCGCCATCTTTTTCGCGGTATAAATCAAGGCGATATGAGCGAACTGGCGACAGAAAAACTATTTTATTACAACAACTTACACGGACTTTGACAGTGCGATCATATGTATCGGTATTAATTAGAGCCACCTCAGGCACTTTTGCAATACGATTACAATTTGGGCATTTCATGTTTTATTATCCTGCTATTCAGTAGCAGTTAATTATAGTGAATAATAGGTATTTTGTCAACTAATTTACATAGACCAATAGGTCTCGGATGACGGATCGCAGCAAATAGGAGTATCCGTTGCAATTTGAATCTTTTTGCCTGACATTAAGTTGGTGACAGTCTTATAAGTTGGAAAGTATTCAAAAGAATAACCATCCACAGACTTATAATGCCGTCTGAGCTTTCGGACTTCCCGTTTCATATCGGTTTTATCATGTTTATCATACTGAAATGAACAGATAAACCGTTTACCGATCTTATTCGGACTGCCATACTTAGCCCCACGGGTAAGACGTTTATCTTTCTTATACAGTCGTAAGGTATAGGAATGTTTCATTGTTATTTCCTAATCAATATGGAAACAGTATACCAAATAATAGGAATTTTGTCAACCGATTAGTTTATTATAGATATCTCTATTAAGTCCTTCGAGTTTTTTAACTTTCAATCTTTCAGGACCGGGAGTCCATGATAGCTTATTTAATACATACATTCGCATGACAAGATTATCCATAATTTGTTTGGCGTCATACAAACCCAAACCTTCTTTAGCCCGAATCAATTTAACTGATTCATATAATTTACGGTTTGCGATCATGTCGCAAACTTCATCGGCATAAGATTTATGTGGATCGACAAGTTCCACAAAAGTTTCTGGATATCTTTTGGCCAATTTAATAACAATACTTTTATAATCCAAATCCTCTTGTGCTAGGATATCGATTACCTTTTTATAGGTATTAATAATTTCCATGTTGTTTATATCGATTCCTAATAGGATTTTCTTGGGATTCTAGATAGTCGGCCAGCAATCCTAGTGCGGCTAGGATGATACAAAATAGACCGACACTAAGGATTGCTTCGAGCATGATTAAACTTCCGCGGTAGCACCGATACCGGCGCGCACGGTGACGGTAACAGGACCAGGTTTGCGTGAAGCTTTCTTAGCTGCAATACCGATCTTAGGTTCTTGAAGCTTTTTAATGCGAGCTTGAAGTTCCTTAATCTTGGCTTCGCGCTTTTCTTTTCGCGCTTTAGCCTTTTCGGCCTTGCTTTTTTGCAGGGCTTCCTTGGCTTCCTGTCGAGCCTTTTTAATCTGATCTTGAATAATATTAATTCGCGCGAGATTGTCCTTGACGGTTTGCCGAATCTGGCCATTCTCTTGCTGAATAAGTTTCACGGTCTTGCGAAGATCATTAACAGTAGTCATTTTGGTAATTCCTTTTAATTAAGTGTGAAAATATTATATCGAATAATAGGTATTTTGTCAATCAATATTATTTTACTTCGATTTCTTCAATACTAAAAATATAAGGACATTCAAATTCCACGATACCATTTACCTTAGTATATGCATCGATTTCAATTTGCTTTTGTTTTTCGGCTGCCTCGAGGGTAGAGTATATGGGTTTGAAGGACCAATCCTCACCACCGTCAATGCTTGTGCCAATTAGCTGATAGACTTTCATCGCTTCATTCCAAAGTAGTATGGAAGTATTATAGTGAATATTCGGTATTTTGTCAATCAATATTATTTTACTTCGATTTCTTCAATACTAAACAATGCAATTGGATTCCATTTTAAAGTCAAATTTTTACAGTTTACACACACCCTGTCTTTTGGATCAGAAAAGGTCTCTTCCATACATTGATTACCTATTATACCATATAATATGAGTAGCGTTATTGGGAATTTCTTTTAATCGTGAAGGTTTGATAAAAATATCAGGATCGCATTTATTATCCCTTACTGGATGTCCGAACCCATCGCAATCCAAGAATCCCCCATTTTTACAAAATCTTTTAAATTCTTCGATAGTATAAACATCATCCTCTGTTTCTGGACCAGAGCCATAGTTACCACTTGAAGAAAAATTAACTGTTTTAGTATAAGCCATACTTTATAGAGGGGTCTTTACTTTAGTGATAACGATAAAGTTTGTGTAATCACTGGTCATATCCAATACAATCGATTTGGATATGTTCTGAATCAATCAGAATATCACTAGGATCGGTATTAGGCCATTTGTTGTTAATGGCTTCTAACAGATCGCTAAGTGACAAAATCTGTGAAGAAGGAATATATAAAGTGTTGTCGGTATCATCAGGACGAAACTGAGTAATACCACGCGAATTTTTTGAGTAGCCCATGCTAAAGTATTCCAAAACTTTTAAAAGAATAGATCAACATGAATACACCAGCGAGCCCGGGCATCACCTGAAAAATAAAGGCTGATATGAAATTTTTGGTATTCATAAGAAAGGCAATAATGGTAAAATAGATACCAAAAACAACAAAAACATAATTAGCCACAGTTTGCATGATATTAATCCTTAAAAAGGATTCACAGGAATGATTACTTGTTTGGTATTGTCCACTCGGTCATTGAACACATAGGGCTCAAAACTTTCATTATGGAATATACCGTTGCATTCATCGTTGACCGTAACTTCCAAATTAGGATCAAATTCTTTAAGGCAATCGATAAGTTCTTGAACGGTCATTTTCCAAACTTTCTTTATCAGTATGGAAGTATTATAGTGAATATTCGGTATTTTGTCAAATTATTTTTTAACCAACATACCAACAGATTCTTTAGCACGATCCAGCAATTCATACAAGGCTAGGCGTTGGACAGATTGGCGTTGGACAGATTGGCTTTGGACAGGTCCAAGGCGCCGGACAGGTTGGCGTTGATCAGGTCGGCGTCGGACAGGTCGGCGAAGGACAGGTAGGCGTCGGACAGGTTGGCGCCGGACAGGTCGGCGAAGGACAGGTTGGCGTAGGACAGGTTGGCGTAGGACAGGTCGGCGTAGGACAGGTCGGCGTCGGACAGGTAGGCTTTGGACAGATTAGCTTTGTACAGATAAGCCCCGGCCAGATTAGTCCCGGACAGATCAACCCTGGACAGATCAGCCCTGAACAGGTTTACCTTTAATTTAACGGCTTCCTCGACGGCTTGTTTGATTGTTTTAGCTGTTTTAGATTCAAACAATACTTGACCGGTAATGGATTTGATTTGGATCATTTGTTATGCCTTTGTTTAATCAGTGTAGAAGTATTATATCAAATAATGGATATTATGTCAATAAACTATTGACATTAATAAATTCACAGACTAATCCTGTATCATCATTGGTAAATGATGCATTAGGTACAACATCATCGATTAGGACATTAACTTGGTGGTCAAAATGAAATCGGCAAAAGTTTTGAAATGCTCCTGTTTTGCCACGGATTGAAACAAAATCCGTAATGCTATCAAATTGCAATCCTGTCATTAGTGTATCGGCTCGCATCATATCTTCAACGGAGGGGCGAGCGGCGATATTGACTTTAAGGACTTTTTCTAGTGTAGATTTGAATCGGCGATCAAAATCATCTTGATCTTTTTTATTCCAGATTGCGAATGAAAAGATATGGACTTTTTTGACGTTATTTTGTTGAAGAAACTCCCGGACAGGAGTGGTATGCAATAACATGCCATCTGCCCAGGAAGTGATTACAGTTTCTTCTAGATCGAGGAATACATTCATGATTATGTTCTATCAATGAATGCATTATACGATAAATTGGTTATTTTGTCAATCTATTAAAAGATACAGTTTAGACCAACGATGGTGCTAAGAACAATAAATGCCCCAGCCGTAAAAATCTTAATCTCAGCCAAGTTGCTTGAAATTTCACTCGCTGTAAGATACCGACGATTGAACAGTCCTTTAAGCACCGGTCGTGTTTCATACTTACAATCATGAAACCGTTTAGTAATCAACAACCACACTGCCATGCCAAAACCAAAGACAAGAATAAAGCTACCTACAAGGACGCCCAAGATATCCTTGCCCATGACTTTATAAACAACGATAACCGTTACAATCTTGCCTAGTTGGGTACCAGAGAATTCATTGGCTGCTACACCAACTTCCTTTGCAGCGGATACCAATGCTGTTCCGATGTTTGAACCAAGATCAGCCCAAGCGGCGGCTTCATTGCGAACCGTTGCACTTAGATTCTCAGGACTTTTCATCTTGTCCCTTTGTGCAACAAGGGAATTGATTTGTTCTTGACTTAGTCCTCGGGTATCGATGGCTGTAGTGCCACCAAATGCAAGTCCATAAAAGCCCATCATTAGGGCAATAATAAAAAGTTTTTTCATCCGAAGAATCTCCATGCGATAACAGCTAGGTTAAAAAACATTGCAAACATATTGACGATTTTAGGTAAAGGGTGCTCACTTATACCAGCGACATAGGCAGTTAGAGCCACGCATAATACGTTAATGTAAGTCATAGTATGATTCATTTGTTTTTCCGTTTATTCATTATGAATGTATTATACGATAAATTGATTATTTTGTCAAAATTTACGGAGAATGGCCGCGACAAGTGCAGCTTGTTTAACATTTCTACAATATTCTTCATATTCTTCCTCAACCCTGGCACGAAGAATAGGATTATTCCTGAAATCATTAACAGTATATTTTGTGAAATCAATTAACCATTTTTGATGCTTTTTTGGTCCTTCAGCACCACATCCTCCACATACAACCAAATGATATTTTATGGTTCGCTCATATTCACCATATCCACCACGTTCATCATATTCTTTTTGTTCAGCTTTACTACCACAAAATGGACATAATGCTATCATAATTAACCTCTAAACTTTCTCGCTCCACAAACACCACATATCAAGTACAAAGAAAATGGCTTTCCATCTACTCTCCATAGATGAAAGCCATTAGAACAATTTAATCTTTTACTAATCACACGACTTAAATCGATAAAATGTGGCTGAATACATCATCGTGAATTCATCTTTCATAATATTATACATGCGCGTTCCATATCCCATAGGATGAAAACTCAAACACTCAAGTCGGAATTCCTCATTCAATTCCTCTATACTTCCAGCAGTCCATTGCTGTTTAAGAGAAGAAACATTATCAACAATATTTTTTTTGCTGACGGTCATTATTACTCCATCACACATTGTTCCGCTGGCCAGGTCAATTCGGCAAAAAACTTGCTTCTATAAGTCCGATAGAACCAACCACCGTTATTAGGACGGAAGACATAATTATATTCTTCCTTTTGACCACTCATTGCATACATTTCAAAATTCCAGAAAGAACGTGCTGCACAGCCTTCTTCTCCACGATCACGTCCATAAAAGAGACACATTTTTGAATGCGCTTCATATTCCGGAGTATCAAAAGGAGGCGCACTAAAACTCCGCTTATAACCAATCGATTCACCAAGAAAACTAAGATCGCCCTCTTTCATCAGATTGTCCAGTTTCTCGAAATCTGACCAATTTTCAAGGAGAAGCTTACCATTATGCGAGGGATAACCATCCCAATGACAATAGACTTGTTTAACAGTACCATCAGGATATTCAAGAGCGATAGTTGAACGGGTAGCCATTTCGATTCCTTGTTTATTCAATATAGAGATATTATATCAAATAATAGGTATTTTGTCAAACGAATAAATTAACAAAATACCGCATATAGCACCAATAAAATAAGCAAAAAACGCAATATATCAACTAAAATAATTGTTGCAAATAGAAGGATATCAAACAGCTTCATAAGCTAATTTCCATTCAATTTCATTAATCGATACAACAGAAAAAGTGGCAGAAAAACGTGGTGCTGCTAATTTTACCAACCCATCAGCGGGATATGCTATAACAGTATCTAAAGACCATGTTCGATTAGGATCATTAATCCAGCGCCAGTATATTTTATCACCAAGATTAGGTTTTTTGTTCATCATGATTGATCTGTTGTCCAAAACTTACCACAATCATAACATCTGTATTCGATCCAATAACTATCTCTTGAAGGATCATAATTGCCCGTATTACCTTTATATTCACGAACGGCATTATTATGCTTGCATTTATTCATTAGCTTTTCTTTTTTGTTCTCTAATATATTGATTTGTTTTTCGAGAGCATCCACTTGTTTTTTAATAGCGGTAGACTTTTTTCCAAAATATCGAGCAGCATCAGAAACATCACAAACAGCCATTCCTTCTTTTAGATCAATTATCATCCTGCGATAAGGATCAACTTCATATCGTGTTTTATTCATTTGATTTATTTTTTATCTTTGAGATAATTGCTTGATTTAGCGATCAGTCTGTTCTTTCAATGCATCTTCAAATTCTTCTAAGCGTTGCTTTGTAATATTAGTTAAGCAAGATGTTCCAGCTAATCCTGCCATAGTGCCACCTTCATAAAAGGAATTCTCTAAATTACAACGAAGGTCTTTATATTTAATCCAAGCAAGTTGCACTGCTTTCAAATCCTGTTGTTGTTTTGGTGTAAGTAATTTTCTGTATGAGTTATAGGTTGCATTTAATTTTTTTGTGACTTCTTCAAGCTCTTTATTGGCACATTGCTTCATCTCAAACATTCCCGCACCACCATCTTTGCAGTCAAGTGCATATGAATTTTGAATAAAACAAAAAAATAAGAAAACAAAAAGCAAGTTAGCTTTATGAAAATTCATTTCATCATCCTTTGTTGTGTTGAAAATCTAAAAAGTCCGAAACTTCTCTACGCGGAATAAATTTAACATTTTTCATTTTACAATTTAGCCCAATCAGGTATTTCTGGACAGGTCAATTCGTAAAAAGCAATTACTCTAGTTCCAGTTGAATTAGACCACGGTCTAATTCCATCCCAATATACTATCCATTGAGATAAATTATTTTGATCGCGCAAAATTAACCAAGATGGTTTAACTGGAAATACATACTCATTATCGCTAATACGGCAATTGACCCATCCGTTAGACATATATTATTTACCCAGCATCAGACTATTAAAATTAGCCGGTACCACAATAGTCTGGACCTTGCCATTTTTGATACCTTCACTGATATTTAAAGATGCTTGTGCATTCATATATGCAATGCTTTGGGAACTTTGATTAGCCAATGCATTCATACGTTCAGCTTCCTTCCTAGCAGTTTGAACCTCAACCTCTTTTCGTGCTAGTTCATTCTTTGACTTAACCAATTCATTGGCACTAGCTACAATACTATCAGCAGGAAGAATATTCTTAATCAAAACCTGTGATACCATAATAGTTCCACCAAGCTTTTCTTCTGTCAAACTTTGTTGAATATGATTCTTAATATGACTTTCAATCTCTTGCCTTGAATCATTCATAGTCAACGCTTCATAATCTCGGGCACTCTTATATGCGGCATTTCGAGCAACCTGAAGAATATAGTTATACATCAGGTAAATTTCACCATGATCAACTGAATGGAATCCACGATTCTTGGTACCATAAATCTCACTAACTTGTTGTGGATTAATACTATAAACAACTACCATATCAAAATCTTTCATGGTACTGTTGTCTTTAGCGATAGGAGTCATGTTTTCAATAACAACATTAACGTCCTTGACTGGAAACTTGAGAACATCACCGATCAACACCTGATTAAAACTACCAGGCATTAGTTCGCCTTGTTGAATCTGTTTATCAAATCCAACACGAACACCAACTTCACCTGTCTCAATTCGTGTACAACCAGTTGCAAAAACAGAAGCAACCATAACACTCATGATAAGCTTTTTCATTTAAATATCCTCTTCTTCAAAAGAAACACTATTAAATCGTTTATTGGGAAAATCTTTGAGAATTACTTTTGTATGCCACGAATGAACATCAACTTTCTCAACTTCATAATATTGACCTTCAACCAATAATCCCTTAGGGTCATCATTACCGCCCCAATTTACTACAGTTTGGCTTGCTGTTTCATCACCAAGATATTTCATTCGCATCATTTATTCCTTAAAAAAATACAACGATCAACGTAAGAATACTTACAGCGAGTATAGCACACAAAGCACTATACGTCAATCTCTTTGCTAGTTTAAATTTTTCCATTCCAGTAAGTTTTAAAAAAGCATCTATACCAAAATAGAAAAAACCAAAAACAACTAAAAAGACCAAGAACATTCTAATCATGTTCGCACTCTTCTACATCTACACCTTTTTGTGTAACAATAACTCGAACATGATCACCAAAAACAACTTGCAAACAATTTTCCAACGATGAAAGTGTTTCATCAAGTTCTCGAAGATCAGCCCAATCTTTTGGATCATATCCTTCTTCAACGGTTCCATAAACTTCGAACCATCCGTCACCATAAAAAGAATCAGAAAAATCTTCAACATTAGATGCAAAAAGTCCATTATATCTAAAAACACACTCATCACCATCATTGAAATATGGTGTATATTGTTGCCATCCAATAGCTTTAATGTTTGGATGTTCCTTCATGAAATTCTTCAAAACAGGTTCGATCTGTTTTTGTGCCATTTCCATAAACTTTCGTTGTTGTTCTTCAAACTCATTACTAAGATCCTTGAGAATTTTAAGCATGATATTATCCCTTAATCAAAATTAAAAACATTTCTACGTTTAACAGTACCGCTCATCCAACCTTCAATGGGCATTTTATCTAGCCAATCTTGCATTGTGGGAATAAATCCCAAATCCTGAATTATATGTTCTTCTGCGATATCTCGGACAGATAATTCTTTTCCTTCTGAATTAATTAAAACAGAACCAAACACTTTTTCAACTACATAGATACCCCATGCACTATGCAACATTGAACGGTGTCTAACATCAGCTACATTAGACTTGGAAAAATCAATGAATTCATGAATGGGCATATAATCATCAAGCTTGCCACCATGTTGTTTCACAGAAATCTTAGCATGAATTAGAGGTTTCATTTGTCTTTTTCTTTCTCATTATCGGGTCGGCAATAAGCATAAGCGGGTTTTTGATGTTGAGTAGCCTGTTGAATAATTCTCTCACACTCACTCAAAGATACATTCCGTGCTAAAACAGGATAATTTGAACAAAATCCTAAAAAGGTACTATAACAGACAATTACCAAATAATTCATTTTATTTCACCAAAACATCGTTTTTTCCAAATGGCAGTATGATTTTGAAACTATTAGTGTTGACAATCACACGATCAATATTATTGATTCGCATATTACTCCGAAGTGTACTTTCTTTAGGATCATTACGCTTTACAACTTCATCATAAGTTTCAATCTTGCCGCCAAGGAAATAAATACCACTTTTCTTGATAATCTCACTGTCCAAATCTTCAGGACCTCGATAGCGCGTAAAAAACCTAAATCCATAAGGTTTCGCATTGTATCGTTCAGTGATCTTTTTACTCATTTTAATGGCAGTATTAACATCCCATGACTCGATTTCCTTGATAGTGCTTTCACTAAAGAAAGTGCCGGGACTCAGAAACTCGACAAAATGTTTAATCAATTTAATCTCACATTGTAATAATCACAGGATCATTATATCAAATAATTAGATTTTTGTCAACTACCAATCTTCCGCCTTATCATAACCCTCAGGAAATTCATGTATATCCGGTATCTGAATAGAGAAATCCTCTCTTGTTATCTCACCCTTTTTCGTGTTTCTTATTATATTAAGATGGGATGATACCTCGGGATTATTCTTCCAATGCTTATGCGATTCTTTATTCTTCTGACTCCATTCTTCCTGTGTATAATTACCTAATGCGCGAGCACCTTTTCTCGGTGAAGCAATCTCACTACATTTCCGAGAACATATAAGAGCGCGTCCTTTATGCTTGATAAAACATACAGGACATTCTTTCTCCTTATACTGTCTCCAGTATCCCTTTTCTCTTATCTTCCGTTCCATTGAACATACCACCGATAAAATGCTTCTTCTAGGGTTTCATTTTTTCGCCATTCACAACTCCAACCCATCAATCCACCCTTCCAAGTATTCACTTTTTCACCTATCGGAGTATCAGAATTACAATTAACAGTTCTTTGAATCTTCCTAGGCCAGGGCAACCATTTGAACCATTTCCAACGCCATTCTCTTTCTTCACCAGCTAAACTAATTTTTGCAGTTTGTATTTTACCATCCTCAGTATAATGAACAAAATCAATATAGTTAATAGTTTGAACTCCTATACCATCCATATCCCTATATGGAGATTTTGTGTTTTCGATTAATTCATGCCAATAGAATTCTTGACTATTTTTCTTAGTATAATTATTACGCCAATATAAATCACCATTCGGCAAAAGTAAATCATGTCTTACAATATTCCAGTCCCAAGGCAAACTCACTACTTTTGTATGATTCCAATGAAAATGAATTTCTCTTTCAAAATAAGTAATGCCATATCTTTTAATATCGTAATCCTCAAAAGTCTCTTTATAAGGAGTTACTTTCCATAGATAAAAAGTAATGTAAAATTTCCATATTCCAATTCTAAAAAATAACCGATCTTTATATTGATCAAAAGGAGATTCATATTGATCACTAGGAAATCCCAAATAGAATGTAAAAATTTTATAACGGGATAAAGAAGCTTCAAGATATTTTAATCGCATTTTTGTCCCTCTTCATCTGACCATGCCCAATTAACAATAATCCAATCCATTATACAATCTTCTTTTGAATAATTAGCCTCAACATATTCCTTACCAAATTTATTACACATGGCACCATACCAATAATCATAATACTCTTTTAGAATTTCTTCTTCTGAAAGAGTAACTATTTTATCTTTTTCATCGGGATCATATTCGTGATAGGAATAATATCTCATGGTGTCTCGCAAGTTGGTTCAAGGGGCGGTTTACAATTTGGACAAGTTTTTTCTTGAGGAGAAACACCTGCACCACAATTAGGACATTTCCATCCTATAGGAATTGTTATTCCTCTTTTTGTACATGAACCATTCCATATACATTCATAATCATAACAATTTAAACCAGTTTTTGGACAAATCATTAATATTCCCTAATTCTTAAAATAATTTTTAATCTTATCAACATATGTTGATGCTGGTTCTCTTTGATCTACAGAATCTTGTACAATATTACAACATTTATTAACGATAGCATTAGAAAATTCGTCTAATTCTTCACTAGAAAGAACATAAAAATCACAATCACTAATATATGATCTTGCATTTTTAATCTTAACAACATTATAAATCTTTAAAAATTTATCATTCATTTATTGGACCTTTTTCTTCAATACTTTCTTTTATGAAAGTTTCTTTACATTCTAAACATTTATATTTTTTACTTATAATGTTTGTTCGCTTAGATATCAACTTACCATAATTATCATAAATGTCATAGGAATTGAACATTGGAACAAAAATAGATTCTTCTACAAATCTACAACTATCATTTACACAATTTGGATTTATCTTTTTCATCATGACCAAGTTCTATGTTTTTCGGCTACCCATTCCATACCATCATATTCTTCAATATCCCATTCCACATCATCAGGAATATCAATAATTTTTAATTTAGCAAACGAACCATTCGCTGTACTACCCAATTCTTCAATGACTTCAATTAAAGTAGAATCATTTCGAGCGATTTCACGATCATAAAAATAATTATTATCGTTCTTTTCATTGATATAGTAATGTTTAATGAATCCTTGATCATCATCAATGATAAGATTCCAATCTTTCTTTTTCGCATACAATTCCATTGCGCGTTCAGAAAGACCAAAACCACCATAACAGGTATTAATTACAATTTTCATTTTATTATTCCATCATTAATAAGTTTCTCAAAAGTATCAAATAACTTATTAAATTTCATATCATATAAATGTTCAATTGCATCAATCTTTTTTTGGATTGTTTCTACATTCATTTTATCACATAATGAACTTAAAGTTTTAAGATCATCAGTAACATGCCAGCATCGCATTATTTCCTCTTCTAGATCAAATCTATCCATTATTTTTCCCCTAAAAGAAACTTGTTAGATATAGTTTTAAAAGAAATCTTCGAATCACGAATATTCTTATAAACATATCCTTCTTTTTCTACTCTAAGATTAAGGAAAGAAGGTCCTTCCGCAAGCTTCAATAGACTTGCAACAGTAACATCTTTATCCAAACTTCTAACAGTCATCACAGGCACATGATTAAGAGCCATATAAAAACAAAAATCATGTCTCTCTCTTGCAGAAATATATATCTGCCGATCAATATCAAAGATATCAAACAGATAAAACTTCAATTCTTGCAGATTGTACTTGTTTCCCTGAACACCTAGACCAATCAATTCACCTTGTAAAGCAATATTTCTTGATCCAAACACTTCACGAATTCTATCATGAATTCTCTCTTGAATAGCTACTTTCCAAAATGAATTGTTATCATCCCGCTTCAAATCAAGATTTCTCGAACATACACCATCATAACCTTGATTTACATAAACTGTCATTGAAGAACCATCCAATTTTTCAGTGATTTCCCATAGTTCATTAGAACCTTTCCATTGTTCCAATTCATGAACCAGATTCTGAATTCTTTCTTGATCGGTTTTCGGAATAAATGAAGGAAATGATCCTCTCACAGTTCCTCTCAACTGAGCAGGAATTTCCATTTCCCATTTGTTAATGTTTAATTCTTCTGAAACATCCTCACCCAATTCTACTTGTCTCGGAATAATATTGCAAGGAAGCAATAAACCTTGACTGATTTGCCCACGCAGTTTAACAGTCCTCAGTCTTTCACCCGCAATATTCTGATATACTCTGGGTTCTTTTCCTTTAGAAAGAAACGATGCAATAGAATTGGGAATCCAACTATCAATCTCACAGTAGATAGCCAAATCACCAATCTTATATTCACCCCTCTTAACAACAACCTGCCATCCATCAACAGTAGCTACCTCAATAGCATCCGCATTAGGAATAGACTTGATATCATTAATTTTCCGAATAGTCGCAAGTTTTCTCATAATATACTCCAGTTTCACTCATAATAACATAATTAAATAATTTTGTCAACTACTTACTTAGCTAATGGATTATCTAATGCCTTTTTGATTTTTTCATCTACTTCACGACGAATAGCTCTTAATTCCACATCCTGACTCTTATTAGCATCTTGTAGTTCTTTTCTAACCGTCTGAATGCTTCTATCTATTTCACGCTGAACAATCTTCATTTCTTTATTGGCATTTTCAAGAGATTCATTCATTTCTCTTTGATTTTGACGTCCATTACGTTCCAATCCATCAACAACACCTTCCAATCTTCTGATATCTGTTTTTAAATCATTCTTGATATCTTGTGTGTATTGAACAGATTTATCAGAATTTTGTTGAACTAATTCCAATTTCTTTTCGATTTCAGTTAGATCAGGCGAAACATATTCAGCAATTTTTTTCTTCATTCCTTGATAATCTTTATATACTTCAAAACATCCATATAATCCACCTAGTAAAGATGAAGCTAATGTGAATGCTACCATTAATTTGGCTGGTGTGAATTCATATCCGCCAATGCTTATGACGGTATCTTTACTCGCATACTTTTTTGCGGCCGCTTCTAGTTCATCTACTTTTTTGTTTATATTCTTGTCGTCTGACATTTCTTTTCCTTATTTGTATTGTAAGTCTTTCATTTCTTCAAATCTCCTATCACTAGCTCCATACATTCCTCTCAACAATCTTGCATTATCTACATTTCTCTGATTTGAATAAACATCAACACTTCTATAAAATACAACATCTTTTAAAACAATATTACTATATGCATCAAAAGCCATATTAAAACCCATTGCGGTAATAATAGTATTCTGATTTGCAACTTGTTGTTCTAATGTCTTTGCTCCAGCTGTCTCTTTCATAGCATCACCACCTTTAGATGCAGCTTCTTTTCTCGCAGCGTTCATTTTTGCTTGTTGTAATTGTTCACCTCTTGTCATCGGTTTTGGGCCCTGATCGGGTGCTGATCCTTGAGGACTAGGACTTGAACCTGACGCTGGTCCCCCAGTTTGTTTTTGTTGTGGAGCTGGTCCAGGTTGTGGTGCGCCTTGAGGTGGTTGTTGTTGAACAAGAGGTACTGATGAAACAACATTAGCGGGTGAAGCTGATGGTGCGGCTGCATTTGAATTATTTGTTATAACACTATTAACATTATTATCCGAAACAAGTTTAGGGGTACTTGTTGTAGTTTGTGTAGTAATTTCTTGTGCTTTTGGTGCTGTTGCTGCTATAACACCTGCCGTTGCTATTGTAGATGCTATTCCTTGATTCTCAAAAAGCATTTTTCTAGCATATGCATCAGAATAATTAGGACAATTTCTATCATATAGTCCATTTAAATTACATTGTTGAGAATAATAAGCAGCCGCATAACCTGGGCAATCTGTTGCAAATAAAGCATTTAATGAACATTGCTGATTATGATATGTTGTTGCATAACCTGGGCAATCTGTTGCAAATAAAGCATTTAATGAACATTGTTGATTGTGATATGCTGTTGCATAATCTGGACAGTCTGTTGCGAATAAAGCATTTAATGAACATTGTTGATTGTGATATGCTGTTGTATAGCCAGGACATCCAGAATCATAAAGAGGATTTAATGAACACTGGAGATTATAATAGGCGATGCTATATCCTGGGCAACCTGAATCATATAATGCGCTTATAGTGCATTGTTGGGAATAATATGCTGATGCATAACCTGGGCATGCAGAATTATATAATGCACTTATGGTACATTGTTGTGTTAGGTATGCTGTGGCATAATCGGGACATGAAGGATCAGATAATGGATTTGATGTACATGCATATGTTTCTGTGCCGGTAAATGATATTGTTGAAGGAATTCCTGATGTTGTTAAACCTCTTCCATTGTATATTTGGCTATATTGGCCTTGGGATATATTGCCAGATATTCCTACTGTTACATTATGATTTGTAACATTGACTTGATTATAATTGATTGTTATAGCGCCGGTTGGACGTATTTCTACGTTGAAGGTATTTCTATTATTGGTACCATATTCTTTGGTATTTTGCCATGTATATCTCATGAATGTAGAATCAGTTTGGGTAAAGAATTTTGTTTGGCTATCACCTATTAGGTCTACCCAGAGAGGCATAATTGCAAAATTGAATGCTGAGTTTGATCCTACATTATTGAGATTTTGGCCATCACAACACCATCCATGTGTTGGATTTAAAAATCCTACTACACCATTTGAAAAGAAAAATGATGTAGTGAACGATCTATTATAGAATGGAAAACTAAATGGTAGGTTTACTTGAGCCCAACCATCATCACTTAGATTATAATATGTTGTTGTGGTATTTTGTGCGGATGATGTTATTGCTGAGAAAAACAGCAACAATCCTATTAGAAAACGAATCATTTGTCACTCTTAACATCTTTCGGTTTTCTATCAGGATTTCTATCCCACAAATCTTTAGCTTCTTCGCCTATTTTACCATCAATAGGACAAGGAGTGCCAGCATTTAGCATTGCACTGAATACTCTTTCATCTTGGCACATTAATGAAACGGCTGCAACTTTCATTCCCATGTCATAGAGGTTTTTAGAAAGTTTAATTCTTTCACAGTTCATATCACGGGTAGTTGCGCCAAATGACATACCAAATATCTGTGTTTGAACTGCACCAGAAGCACCTACAATGCAAAGATCATTATTGATTGATGTAATTGCAGGAGCTACTGCTGTAGGTGGTGGTGTTCTAATTGTTGTTACCGAATTAGAATCTGATTTATTATATGAGCTTGAGGTGCTTGTGGAAGTAGAAGTCGAATCAGTTACAATAGGTTCGCTCTGAGCTTCTGCGAATTTGAAACATAACAAAAACATAACAAAAAGCACCATTAAATGCTTTTTGAACATGAGAAATCCCTTTTAGTTCTGGATTGTTAATGATGTTGGATCTATATTTATTACATAATTGATAAATTGTACTGCAATATCTTCGTCATCAAAATATCTAATAATAGTATTACCAGTAAATTGAGAAACGAACAATAACATTATATATTTATCAAAGCGCGATAGCTTAATAAACCAGCCATCGCGCAATGCTGTTTCAAATGATACTATATTATTTTTTGTTGGTTTTACTGATACAGCCTGTTTCGATAAATTCTTTCGCATTTTTACCCATTCCAGCAACAATTTCATTTGCCTTATTGGTATATATAGCGAAAACAGAATTTGTCATTTCATTAAATGATTTGGTATAAAAATCAACCTCTTTTACCTTGAAATCAATCAACTTCTTAGCAAATTCCTTCTGATAATCAAAAAATAATTCCATTATAGTTTCCTCCTAGCATTCTTCATCATCACAATTATTTCAATTACAGTATTGTAAAATTCCTTAAGCTTTTCCATAAAATCTCCTTTCATTATTATTTATTAACCTATGTTGCATTGCAGCACAGTCATTATAATGATATTTTTCTATGAAGTCAATAGGGTTTTCAGATGATTTCTTTGAATTTTACACGAACACCATTGATTATAATAATCATCTTTAAGGAGTGCATCCCTCATGAAAATCTCTTTAGATTCCATATAGGAGCATTCTCCTCTTGATTTACATAAATGAATTATTTCTCTTTTAAAATTATCTTTACCGTATTTTTCTATATCTTCAAGTAAAATCTTATTAGAACCCCAATAATTTTGCCAATTGGAATCGACTCTAATCTTTTTCTTTTTACCTTTTACTTGTTTGGTTTTTGCTCTGGTAAGATATTTTCTACCTATATACTTTTTGTTATTCAAAAGATTTGTTATACAATAAACAAATCCATACAATGAATCATTTTCGTCTATAGTGAATATCGTATTATTGTAGATCCACGAATTCATCATCATTTTCATCTAAATCCATGATCATATATCCACCACAAAATGGACACATACAAGGTCCATCTTCAGCTTCTAATTCATCATATTCTATTGCAAACTCTGTTTCGCATTCTTCACAAGTGTGTTGTATCTTTTTCATGAAAATTTCCTTTTATAAATATACAATACACTCTACTTATACTCTCTTAAATCGAGGTCAAAATGCAAACAGAATTAACTGAATCAATGAAAAAGGTTCTTGCAAATACCTTTTCTTTGTACTTGAAATCACATAATTTTCATTGGAATGTTGAAGGCATGTTCTTCTCTGAATTGCACGACTTCTTCGGCAATCTTTACTCAGAATTGTGGGCAGCGGTAGATCCTATTGCTGAACATATCCGCTATCTAGATTCTTATGCACCAGGTGCATTAAGTAGATATATAGAACTTTCATCTATTCAAGATGAATTGACAGTTCCTACAGCTAGAGATATGATTACGATTCTTCTTGCAGATAATGATATTGTTCGTGCATCACTTTATGATGCATTCAAACAAGCCAATGCGGCCAATGAACAGGGACTTTCTAATTTCATCCAAGATAGAATAGGTGCTCATGATAAACACCACTGGATGTTGAGAAGTTTTCTTAAACTGGTATAAAACCTAATCTTTTATCATCTTCAATCTCTTCTTGACTGCAAGAGATTAATTCCGACGATATATCGATATTATCACTAGCCCAGACTACTTTAATTTCATTATAATCATGATTTAAAAAGTCTGGATTTCTTCTAAAATGAATCTCTATTGGTTTTTCACCAATAAATTCTACATTAATATATTCTGCATATTTAATTCTGAAAAAGATAGGATGTTGGAGATATATCTCTTTATTCGTCTTTTTCCATGATAAAAATTTATACAGTTTATCTGGATCTCTAATACCTTCTACAGCTAATATTGGCTTGAAATAATATTGATCAAATTTATAATCTATGCTGTATTGTGGACCTTCAAAATATTCACACCAGAAATAACCAGGCTTAATGATAGTTTGATTCTTTTTAAGATATACAATCTTTGCACCACGTCCCATACCCGATAAATTATATATTGGACGAATAACATACTTACCATCCTGTGGCACAGGAACACCACAAGGTCCACAGTTATAATCTAATTGATCAGAAAACCAAAGTTTGTTAAAGTAATTTCTTAAGTGTGGATATTTAATCCAGCATTCTGCATCTTCTATCATGCCCAAACATCTGCCCAAGAACCGGATAGTGCTCCTTTTGCATAATCTGTTGATTTGTTTTCAAAAAAGTTTGTATGTATTGGTGCATTTACCATAGATTCTACCCACGGTAATGGATTCTTTTTTACTTTAAATATGCCTTTCAGGCCAAGAGATATTAATCTTCTATCTGCAATATATCTGATATATTGTTTTACATCGTGTTCTGATAAATTTTCCATTGCGCCTTGTGAGAATGCTAGGTCAATAAATTTATCTTCAAGATCAACCATTTTAGTTGCAATGGTATAAATCTTTCCTTTCAATTCATCGTTCCAGATTTCTTTATTCTCTTCGATATAAGTTCTAAAGAGTTTAATCATACTCTCCGCATGAATTGTTTCATCAATAATTGACCAGCTAATAATTTGACCCATACCCTTCATTAAACCATGGCGAGGGAAATTCAACAACATAATGAATGAAGAAAATAATTGCATACCTTCCGTAAATGCTGAAAATGCCGCTATATTAGTTGCTACAGATTCTATTGTTCCACTCTTATTGGAAAGATCAATAAAGTATTCATGTTTAGCTTTCATTGATTCATATTCAAGAAAATCATTATAAATTGAATCTGGCATGCCTAATGTTTCAATTAAATGAGAATATGCAGCAACATGCAAAGCTTCTCTTGCTGCAAATCCACATAACATCATTCTTATTTCTGGTTGTGGAAAGTATGGTAGATAATTCTTGACATAACCACCAGCTACATCAATATCACCTTGTGTAAAGAATCGGAATATCTGTGTAAGAAAATGTTTCTGTTCTTTTGTTAATTTATTTTTCCAATCTTTTACATCTTCAATCATCGGTACTTCAAGATGAATCCAATGACTTTGTTCATGTTTTAACCAAGCTTCATATGCAAATTCATAACTGAATGGACGAAAATAATTTCTTTCATCTGTTAATTTATACTTAACTTTTTTAATCATATATTTAAACTTTCTTCATTTAGTTAGCTAACCTTCACATGCCAAACAAATATCATCATCACCGGCTAGCTTTTTCAAATCAATTTCTTCAATAACTTGTCTTTGTATTTTCTTTGATATCTTATCAGCTTTACCAATCTTTTCAGAACGACAATAATAAAGCGTTTTCATTTTCTGTTTCCATGCTTGGAAATGAACGGCATGAAGATACTTAATATTTACATCAGGTCTAAAAAATAAATTAACACTCTGCGATTGATCGATAAACTCTTGGCGATGCGCTGCATGATCAATAACCCATCTTTGATCTATCTCAATTGCCGTCTTGAATATCTCTTTTTCCTCATCAGTCAATATATCAAGATGTTGTACAGATCCATCATTTGCAATAATAGATGACCAGATTTCTGGCAATTCTTCTTCACTTACTTTAGTCTTTAAAACATTATCTAAAAACTTGTTCTTTGTTAGATAAGCACCAGATAAAGTATCTTGTCTATAAGCATTTGCTCTATATGGTTCTATAGAAGGTGACGTATTGCCCATAATAATACTACTAGAAGCATTAGGCGCTACAGACATTACATGACAAAAACGGAATCCAGTACCCGTTGCGTCAGGTGCTTCTCCTCTTTCTGCTCCAAGTTCTCTGTTGGCTTCATCCAGCTTCTTTCGAATATGTTTAAACATTTTCATATTAGCAGAAGTCGCTAATACGGATTCCCATGGTATATTATTTTTCTGTAAATATGCATGAAATCCTAATGCACCGACACCAATACTACGCTCACGACTGGCAGAATATTTAGCTCTTTTGATAGTATTTGGTGCATGTTTAATGAAATACTCCAATACATTATCAAGCATTTCGGCTACATCACGAAGAAATAGTTTATTGGACTTCCATTCATCAAAATATTCGAGATTTACAGAAGAAAGACAACATACAGCAGTTCTATTCTTATCTGAGCAAAGTACAATTTCTGAACAAAGATTAGATTGTTTAATTGATAGACCCAATTTCTTTTGAAATTCTGGCATCATTCTATTACTTGTATCGATGAAATGAAGATATGGTTCTCCTGTATGCATACGCATTTCAAGGATTCTTTGCCATAATTCTTTTGCTGATATCTTTTCTTTTACTTCATCGCCGTGAGGATCTTTAAGTTCCCAGGTATCATCATAATTTGGATCGATCATGCTTTTTTCGATGATTTCCATGAAATTATCAGTGATATTGATACCATGATGAAGATTTAATGCTTTCATGTTTTGATCGCCTGTTGGCTTTCTCATTTCAAGAAACATTAAGATATCAGGATGCGATATATCGAGATAAGCAGCATACGAACCGCGTCTAGTCCTTCCTTGCCTATATGCAAGAGAACTAGCATCATAGGTCCGCAAATGAGGCATAACGCCAACAGATTTATCATCTGCACTTCTAATACCCACTCCAATTCCAATACCTCCCCCTAACATTGATAGCCAATTTACTTCCGACAAACAGTCAACCAAACCTTCCGCAGAATCATCCAAGTAGGGGAGAAAACAAGAAATAGGCAAACCACGCTTGCTCCTACCAAAAGAAAGAATAGGAGTAGAATAAGATAACCAATGCCTACTAGAATATTCATAAAGTCTTTGAGCGTGTTCAGTATTGCTAGAAAACATTTTTGAAACATATGCAAATCTTTCTTGTGGTGAAACTTCATCATCTTTCATATAAGATTCTTTTAATCTTTTAATTCCTAATTCATCAAATAATTGATCCCTATTTAAATCTATCTCAATACCATGCATTTCTTTTTTCATGCCTTCTCCATTTTTATTATTGTTCTAATGCTTTTGCTACATTCGGAAACTCATCTCCTATAATGTCCCAACATTGTTTTGCTATCTGTGCGTGTTCTTTCTGTGTTCCATTTCCCATTCTTAATTGACAGTAATGAATCCAACTTCTCAATGTTCCTGCCATATACAGTCTGGATCCTGTCAGTCCTTCCGGTAATACTACTCTTGCTTGTTCTTTTGCAATACCATTATCAATAGCCCAACGATATGCTTTTTCTGCATACATTACCATTTCATTTTGATATAGGGACCATGCACTTTGTAAATCAGCATTATCTACTTCAATACTATTTTGTCTGTTTTTGGTATCTTGTAATCTTGCTTCTCTTGTATGAAATTCCATAGATTTTGTAGGATCCGCATACCTTTGTGAGAATTCTTGAAATGAAAATGAACGATGACGTAATATCTGTCTTGCAATATCGCGTGTCGTATTTATTTCTACAACAATAGATACCATCTCAAAAGGACTCCAATGAGAATTCTTGATTAAATAATTAATCAATTTAAAACCAGCTTCATTAGTTTTCTGATTTGTGGGATTTGATATTCTAGCCATATATACAATCATTTCTTCGGCCGTCATATTATCTTCAGTTGGTGCAGTAACTCCAATTAATTTTACACTCATAATATACTCCTTAATCGTTTGATTTCTTCCAATATGTGAATCTTGTCATTGCTTTCAGATCAGAAACAGTATTCTTATCTATAATTTCATTTATTTCTGAAATCGGCATACCATTTATAATCATTTCATTTATATCTTTACCATCAACATTATCTGGCCAAATTACAATATTTTCATGCTTTTTGATAGCTTTTCTCATCGCTCGAATAATCTCTCTATTCCGAGGCTCATTATCATATATCAATACAGTCTTGATTTTATGATCCTTTTTGATTCTTTCTGAAGTACCAAGAAGATCGGAATTACATGCTGCAATGCAATTATTCAAAAAGAATGAATCAAACTGTCCTTCAACAATCATTACAGGCTTATTAAAATTAATTCTGTCTAATCCATATATCAACTTATCTTCACTCTCATTAGTTCTAAGTGTAATATATCTCAGTTTCTTTAAACCACTCTCTAATGCTCTACCAGAAATAGCTATAAGATTATCATTTGTGTCATAAAAAGGTATTACCACACGGGCATCTTCTTCTAATTCTTTATCATGATCAGGATATACCTCATCAACAAATTTCTTATAATTTGTCGTAAATAAAAGATGTTTATAAACAAAATCAGGTAATTTTCTGTTTCTTAGATATAATCTACAAAAATGCTGTTCAGGTAAAACATCGCACCATTCAGCATTTTCATATAGTTTTCGTTTTTCATCTTTACCGAATTTTATTGCCGGTATTTCAATCGGAGTATTAATATTCTTTGATGGTGTCTCACCAGATTTATATTTTTCTAATACATATTCATTATAAAGATTATTATCAACTTCTTTGATTAGATTACCGAGAGATAAAGATTGTCCACAATTATGACATTTAAAAATAAGACTAGTAGTACGTCTAAAGATAAAACCACGTTTTTTAGACTGATTAGATTGAGAATCACCACAGAGCGGGCAACGGAAATTGAATAGATATTCTCCCTTTGTTACAAACTTATCTAGTCTAGAAGAGAGTAAATGCGTATATTTTAGATCAATAAAAAGAGCCATAGTAAAATTCCAAAGAAAAAGCATCAGACTATTTTACATAGTCCGATGCTTGTTGTCAACTACAATTTAACTTATTTTCTGAATAATTTGGTCAATAATATAACCAATTACTAGAGCAGCACCAACAACAATCCATCTCCATCTTTCGATATCAGATATTCTTTCTTCTACCTTATCGAATTTTTCCATAAGACATTGGTGCTGTTCCTTTTGCTCACGCCGAAGATCAATTAAATTAATACTTATGTTTTTAACTTCCGTTTCTAACACAGCTATCCTTTCGTTCGTGTCAAAAGATTCTATCGGGCTCATTACTTCTTACTTTCATCTTTCTTTTCAACTTCTAGCTTTTTATGAACTTTGATTGTTTTACAAACTTTTTTCGTAGTTCCATTTTTTTGTTGCTGATCAACACAAACTTGTTTTTGTTCAGCAGCTAAAGAGAAATTGAATGTTGTTAATGTTAATGCTAATGCCAATAAAAGTTTTTTCATGATTATTTTCCTTTAATTAAATTTCAGGCTGTGGAGGTTGCATAGGTGCAGGTTTACCTCCAAAACCAGTTACTACTTGTGCATTAAAAACAGGTGTTACAGGACTAACAGGTGGTATATTTGTTGTTGTAACATATCCAGAACCAATTGGTGCTGTCAATGTTTGTGACATAGGACGTGGAGTTGATACAGTAGAAGCTATTGCGGGTTGTCTATTTGCAGCTTCTAATGCTTTTGCTCTAGATTCTTTATCATCACCAGCAAGCATAATACCAGAAAGAGTACCTGTCAAGAATGTTGCAATAGGAATAATAAGTTCAAAGAATTTATTATCAACAGGACTCATTCCATTCATTGGTTGTGTTACAAAGATAAGACTATACAACACAACAAAAACAATTCCAAATAATGTTAAACCAAGAATTAAACCGATAAAAAACTTCAATCGCGCATTTAATTCTTCTGACGTATATTTTTCGCCAAAATTAATCATTGACAAGTTCCTTTACAAATAAGATTATTTCCACTAGATTTCTTTTCTTCTTTATCTTTTACATAATGTGATAAATCTTCTGGACAAGTTCCATTTGCACTACAATATGGTTTCTTACAAAATGGCTGTTCCCAATTATCTGGATTCTGACATGGATAACGATATCTTTCTTCACATCCTAAAAGAACTAAAGCGAATAAAAGAATAATCTTTTTCATTATTATATTCCTAATACATGCAATGCATGATTATAATGTTTAATTCGATCATCCAAACCTATTGTTCCACCATTGATTCTTTTTGTCAATGTAAGAATATCACCTTTATCTGCCCATTGATTCAAATTATTTGTTTCCCAGAACCAACATGCTGATTGAGCAGCACCTTCAAATGTCTGAAGATATTCAGAAGCTTCCTCAACACTTATATTTATTGATGCAGCAAACCATGTATAATTATCTCTACCCGTCAATTGAATCAATCCTCTACCACAAAATCTATAACCATCTCCAGTTGACTCATCACCATTACCCATTCGACTGGCATATACCCTATTTGCTATAGCTTCTTGTTTATTTGACTTACTTGCATATTCTTGCGCGAGTTCATCTGTCGGAAAATATTTTGGAAATACTTTTCTTAATGACTGCCATTTATAGTTAAGATTTTCTTTAAGAAATACAAATTCACCCGATTCATGGGCACATTGTGCTATAAACGCTGCTATTCTTTGTGGCGTGTTTATATCATAATCTGGTAATAACTGAGCTAATGCACGATGCCAATGATCAACATATGGATTTTTAGGAAGTAATTGTTTTAATTGATCAAGTGTTAGTTCCATTATACTTTCCCCGCAATAGTAGAAGCTATATTAACTACATTAACAATCATATTTCTAAAATGTATGTTCTCTTCGAATTGTAAAGCTTGATTATCTATAGATTCTTGAAGAATTAATGTTTCAACAAGTTCTTTAAATTCACTTTCAGAAATTTGTTGTGCTTCATATAAATCTTTAAGTTCTTGCGCTTTTTGTGCTAATTCTTGTGGTGTCATTTTCTAGGTCTCTTTCCTATTACTCTTTGAATAGATTCGGCTGCCGATGATATCGATTTTAGTTTCAATTCACAATATGTCTTATTTACAGGTTCATTCTTTAAATATCTATTATTAAAATCATCAGCCATAATAAACAATTTTTCTACTAATTGATATGTCTGCTCATTATCAGGTATATATTGTGAATAATGTTTTAAACCATATGCAGCATTATATAAAGATTGTGCATTTTCCGTCGAGGTATTTAAATCATAACAAGCGGTAATTGCAACAATTGATGCCGTTCTTATTTGTGTAACTTGTGTATATTCATATGAATCAAATGGCGCTATAGTATATCTTTCATATAAACTCGTTACGGTACTACATCCCGAAAGCAATATAAAAGCAAATAGAATTATTATTTTTTTCATATGTGTATTTATTATAGTGCCCACTTAGTTGATAGATAATTTTTAACTGTAGTAATTTCACCTGAAGTTAGCGCGCGGGTCCAGAACATTAATTCACCTATATCTCCATCCCAATAATTTGAATTACCAGTAGAATCAACACCACCATAGAAAGTTGATTCTGAAGCAGATGTTGTATTTGCTACCGTGCCTGTAAATGTTAATGAAAGATCATTACCATCTAATTTGGATGTTAATCTAGTGGAATTATTAGACTGTGAACCATCAAATTTTATTATAATATTATGCCAATTTGTATCAACAACTTTAGTATCTACTGTAAAAGTAGCACCAGAAAATCCTCCAATCCATTGTGTACCGTTTTGACCCCATCTAAATCCATTTGTATTTGTCGTAGAAAGTATTCTTGTACCTGCACTTGTGTTTGATGAACGAAATAAAATTGCCATCGTCACAGCGGATAAACTTTGCATATAAGCAACAGGATTAATTGTCAATGATGATGTTGCCGCCGGAGAAAATCTTGCAGCACCTAATCCATTTTTAACGGGTGTGAAAAAAGTGGGTCTTTTTCCACCAGTAGAATTCCAATCATGTGATGTTAATCCACCAGCATTTTGCCATGAAGTTATATTAGTATTGTTAGCAAGAGGTGTTGATGTTTTATTAAATTGTAATCCATCATTAGCATAATACCATACTTGTAAAGATGGTAATGCATTAGGCGAAGTATATTGCCACCAAAATTGTGTTGTTGAAATACTAGCCATTATGCAACACCAGCACCCGAAATAAACCAAGTATTAGCCGTTACCTTAATAGCAGTTGCCATACCATATGGCGATATAGTTCTAGTTCCTGTGCTACCAATACCACCAAGATATAAATTATCCGTTGTTATTGCTACGTTTGCAGTAACACCTCCAGCAGTAATAACAGAAAATGTTGAACCAAGTGGAAATGACACAGATGAATTTGCTGGAATAGTAATAGTAGAATTAGCAGTAACGTATATATGTTTACTCTGATCAGCAATAGTTAATGTATAATTGCTTGATTGACTATTTTGAGGAATTCCTAAATAACCAACACTATTCGCTACACTACTATTAGATGCCGGCGATAATACACTATTTGCAGTTAAAGCAGTATTCGCGTAATTAAATGCGGCTTGTGCAAACACATTAACAGTATTAGCAAACGCATAAGCTGAATCAGTCTTTACATTAACAGTATTAGCGAATGCATAAGCAGCATCAGTCTTTACATTAACAGTATTAGCAAACGCATAAGCTGAATCAGTCTTTACATTAACAGTATTAGCGAATGCATAAGCAGCATCAGTCTTTACATTAACAGTATTAGCAAATGCATAAGCAGCATCAGTCTTTACATTAACAGTATTAGCGAATGCATAAGCAGCATCAGTCTTTACATTAACAGTATTAGCAAATGCATAAGCTGAATCAGTCTTTACATTAACAGTATTAGCAAACGCATAAGCTGAATCAGTCTTTACATTAACAGTATTAGCGAATGCATAAGCAGCATCAGTCTTTACATTAACAGTATTAGCAAATGCATAAGCTGAATCAGTCTTTACATTAACAGTATTAGCGAATGCATAAGCTGAATCAGTCTTTACATTAACAGTATTAGCGAATGCATAAGCTGAATCAGTCTTTACATTAACAGTATTAGCGAATGCATAGGCTGATTGTGACAATACATTAGCTGAATTTGCTGTATCTCTTGCAAATTGATCGATGCCTGAGCCACCTGAGCCACCAGTAGGATCTTGTGCGATCCATTTGCTTGTTGATGAATTATATGTTAATACTTGACCATTTGTCGCATTTTTTATACTATGATCCGTATCACCTAAATCATATAACCAATATGAACCTGAACCACCTGATGCAGATAGTACACCAAAATCCGAAACAACTTTATTAATTCTTCTGCTAACATCTTCATTTAATTTTGTAATAGACTCACTAATCTTTGTGATATCACCAGGATCACCTTTTTCACCTTTTTCACCCCTCTCACCTTTTTCGCCTTGCGGGCCAGCTGGACCTTGAGGTCCTATTGGACCTCCACTTGGACCTATAGGACCAATAGGGCCAGTGTCACCCTTATCACCTTTTGATCCTTTTTCTCCTTTAGGTCCGGGTTTACCTTGTGAACCTGGATCACCTTTATTACCTTTTGGACCAATAGGACCTTCTGGACCAATAGGACCTTCTGGACCTACAGGTCCTTGTATTCCCGGATATCCTTGAATTCCTCTTAATCCTGTTTCACCACGCTCACCTTGTGGACCCATAGGACCAATAGGACCTTCTGGACCAGGATCTCCTTTATCACCCTTTTCACCTTTGTTTAATTTAAGTAAAATACCATCATTATCAGTAGCAGTAACTTCTGTTACTATTTGTTTTATTGGTTCAGGTTCAGGTTCAGGTTCGGATTCAATTACAAGTTCAGACTCTTGAATGAATTCTTCTTGAATTTCATTTTTTTCTGAATACTTTTTATTTTTTCTTGTTTTGAATAAAATTTCTTCAAAAAGAGATTTGTGTTCAGGTTCTTTATTCTGTTTTTCATCATATTCACTAAATTTTTTCATTTCACACTTTCATATATTTTCTTTTGTTCCTTATACCAATCTTGCCATCCAAGTAATTGTTCTCTTACTTGGTAATAGGTTGAATAGTTGTCTGTGATGACTTTAAGGAGTTCACTTGCTTTAACATCGGAGGTTCCTTCATCAATTCCTCCGGAACTTCTGGCCACGACATTTTGACTGGAACTATTGTGGAGCATGATTGCAGCGTTAGACAAAGTACAGCTACTATCATATTGTGTAACAACTTTTTCAATGTATTTAACATTCTCATCACTAGTTTCCTTTATGACTTTTACTTTATCAATATACTTAATTCGTATATTATCACTAGCTTTCTTAGCTTCTTCTTCCGCATCATGTATCTTGTTTTGATATTCTTGCATTTGCTCTTGATATTTTTTCTGATTATAATATATACCTTCTGCAAATATGGTAGAAATAATGATAATTATAGCTATTGGAGATAAAATAAACTTATATATTCCTGAATATCTAGATGCAAAATACGCAACTATACCTATTACCAATAGCGTATGTACTATCATTATTATACTTGATTCAGGTATAAACGAAATCCAAGAAATCATTTTAGTTTCTTTAAAAATGGATTTTTCTTCTTTGGCATTATACCCGGCTCACCTTGTTTTCCCACACCTATACCTGCTACATTACCAGCACCTGCCGAATTAACTGCAACATCTTCTTTCTTTAATTCACCACGTTCTTTTTCATAATCAGCTTGTTGCTTTTTCAATTCTTTCATTTTATCTGCCCAAAACTTGGCGCGAGCATTTACATCATATCCGCCACGTTTCAATCCAGCTTCAAATCTAGCTTGTGATGATTTTCTTTCCATTTCGTGAAGATGTTTAAAGTATTGAACTTGTCTTTCACGTTTTTCAGCACCAGACTTTGATGGATAAGTGCCTAGATTCTTTCCTGTCTTTTTTGAAACTAATCTATATCCGCCAGATACTTTTTCTATATGTTCTTTAATTTCTCTCAGCGTTTTCATTTAATCTCCTAAGCATACTTGCTATATTCATATCAACAGGTATATCTGATGATATTATATTCTTATCGTTTATTCCTTTAACTATATTTGGCATATAATTAAGAAATATTAAAAAAGTCTTAAGTGCTGAATAACATTCTACATCTATATGATAAAACAACATCCTTGTTGAAGCTTCAATACCAAACACATTGTAAATTACTACAAGATGATTTAGTATCAATCTCTCTTTCAAGTCATTGTTCTTTAAATAACGCCTAAACAATTTCTTTATATAATTTAATCTCTTTAAATCTTCCTTGAATTCACTTTTTATACAGTTAGGCTTTTCATAAGCTTTTGCAGCATAAAGTATAAAATTATCATTATTTAAAGATTCAAAGAACATTATATAATTACTACTCCAACTTTCAGTTAATTACGAATCAGCAAATATTGTATCGTCATTTCCATCGCTTGTCATTGAACCCATTGCTACCAATGTTTCTCTATGAACACGACCAGCACGACCACCCATTGTTATGGTAAATGATGCATTAGCATTTGTCGCTGTTGCTGAAGGCGCTGATGTGTAAAGACCAGGTGTTAAAACATTGATTGCAAGAATCAATTTCGATGTTGCATTTACAGAAATTTGCGCGTTAGCAGCTAATGTTCCTTTACCGCCACCAGAAAAGCTTAGATAAACATTACCATCTGGACTATAAGCACCACTATTAGCAGTAATTGAAACAATCGGACCTGCACCAAGTGTAACTAGATTCCATCCAGCATGACCACCTTTTGGATTTGCAGCAACTCCTTGTTCTGTTGCATCTACACCAAATATACCAACACCTTTATTAGTCTGGACTAAACTCATTTGAGTATTATCATAGATAACATCGACGTTTGACTGTGTATTCTGTAATTTTACAGTTGAAGGTGCAAACTTTGGTACGCTTGTATTTGCGTCTGTATTAGACCATAGGGACATTTCTTTCTCCTTTATTTGAATCCTAATTCTTTAAGTTTTCTTATTGTTACTCTGATATTTACATGATGTATACCAATTCCACCCGCAGCATTAAATTCCTTTATATTCTTCTCATAATCATCAATTAAAATATTCTGTTTATTACCTGATGTTGCGTAATCTTTCTTTTCATCTCTGGCTACGGCATGAAATCGATTCAAGGGAAGATGAAGATGTTTCTCAACCCAATCACGTTTTCCTTTTCTCGAATTATCGTCCCAATCAGCATAAGCAGTAAGAATATGTGCATTATATTTATTAATATAATTCCACAATGTCATAGAATTTTTCATTAAAGGCAAATTAGCCCAAAAATCTTCTGTCTGTGCTATCTTGTATTTTCTTTCAAATTTCTCTTTCTTATCTTGATATGGTGCCTCAAAAGCATGTCCTAATACTTTTTCAGCACCACCAAGAAAATCTACTAGTACGCCGTCCATATCACAATAAATGATACCATAATTATGTTTAATCATTAAGCTTGTCTCAATATCAATGGTGTTAATGTTGGATCTTTAATAAACTTATCTTTCTTTCCTGTTAATTTAATATTCTTGTCTTTCATCTTGTTTGGCTCTGTCTCAACAGATTCATTATATCTTTTCAATGCAGTAACGCCAAACTTTGAATATTTCGATGCATAATCTTGCTTGGCTTTTTCAGCAGATTCTACATCTTGATGATGGGATATATCTTTCGCTTTAGTTCTCCCTCTAGGAGAACTGCGGTCAGCTTTGAAAAAAACAGTGTATCTGTTTCCTTTTTGTCCTTCAGGAGACATAGGATGATTTACTGCTATCGCAACAAAACCAGATTTGTGATTTTTTTCTTTAGCTTCATTAACATGCTGTAAATCGACATTCCTGTTATCTTTTGAATATTGCTCCTTCATTTGCTTCTTCATTGCACTCTTAGCCAAATGCTTAACTCTTGAAAGTTGTGAGTGTTTTGCTCCAGACTTATCAGTTACAGGTTCTTCCTTTTTCTTATAAGGTCCTTTAAATGGAGGCTCTTCTACTGCTTCACCCATTCTTTGTTTAGCTATACTCTTTACAACAGATAATCTTGATACAGGTTGTGTTATCTTTGTCGCTTCACCGGGTGCAGTCTTATATGGCTTCTTATGTGTATCCATATGCTGTGAAGGTACCAAAACAGGAGCTTTAATCAATCTCTTTGGTGCACCAGATGAAAATCGACCTTGTTGTTCTGTTCCTTCCTGAACTGATCCCATATAATCATGTACAGTAGAAATATAATCTTGTGCTAATGTGATTTTTGATTGTACCCATTCTGGCAAATTATCATTGTCCTCAAGCATATCATGAAGTTCTTTCGCATCATGCATTATACTTCTGAGTTGTGTTTTTGCCATATCTCCTTCTTGATCATACTCATCTTCATCTTTTGCTTCCTTAACAGGCACACAATTAGGCACTTTCTTACCATTCTTCTCTTTCATACCCACAGCCGTATAACCCGACCAGCAAGCATCTTTCAGCTTGCCAGTCGATTGTTTAATTTCAGAGATTGGTTTTGCCATATTACTCACCTTTAGCTGACTTTGTAGCTGTAGCGTACATTACCTCTTTTGCTCTCTTACCATAGCGTTCCTTAAATCCAGCCATATTTTTCTTCATTGACTTAACAATTTCTTCTTTCTTTTCTGTCTCCGCTGGAGTCAATTCGCGCTCTTCAATCGCTTCAACTTCCTCTTTCGTCACAACTTTATGAGAAGCTTTTACAATCTTTTCACCAAATCTATCTTTACCAACATTAATTAAAACATGATCAGGTTCTACTTTATGTACAATGCCTTTATATCCTGCACCACCTTTATATCTATATCCAGCATGAACCTTATCACCAACCTTTAATTCAGATTTTTCTTCTTCTGTTAATTCAACTTCTTCATTCTCAACTTCTTCATTCTTAACAGCTTGCACTGATGCCTTAGCTACCTTTGCCTTTTCATCATCTTTAGCTGTTCCAGCTTCTTTTCTCTTTTGTTTTTCCAATTCTTTTGTGAATTGTTCATTGTCTGGCTCTTCTTCAATGATTTCTTCTAATATAACATGATCATATAATGCTTTCAATCCACCAGTTTTTAAATCTTCCATAATTTCTGAAAATGATTCACCTTGAAGCTTGACTTTATTTTTCGAACCTTTTGGACGTCCACGACCACGTTTTGGTGCTTCTGGCTCATCTGAATAAACTTTTGTGTCATAACGACGCACATTTGTACTACCTTTTGGACGTCCACGACCACGTTTTGGTGTATCAACACTTTTATTGTCATCATCTGATTCTGGTTCATCTTTTTGTGCTGAACCACCATATGCTGTTCCTGATACTTTACGAATATTAGTTGCTGCTGGTTTTGCGGGTGGATTTACTGGCTTACCAGCAGCTTTTGCTTTCGCGCGAGCAGCTTCTAAACGATCTTCAATACCTTCATTAACATCATAACCTTTATGAGGTTTTAAAGATTTTACTTTTTGTTTATCGCTATCAAACCAATGTGGCATTCCACCACCTGCATCGCCATGATGATTATAAACTTGCTGATCACCATATTTTTTAACATGATCATCAACAGCTTTAGCAAATTCTGGCGATAAACCATGTTTATGATATAAAGGAAGAACTTCCCTTTTATAATGTTGATAACTTGGTTTTACAGCTTCATTAATATCTAATTTCTTTTGCATACCCTTAAGATCCTCTTGCATAATTTTTGCTGCTGCTTCGGCAATATTTTTTGTTAGTTTATCATTAAACATTTTTATTTCCTTTTCTTATTAATTTAATTCTTATATGCAATTGATACTGCTTTCACATCACTACCCGTATCAACTTGCAATGTCTCTGTTCTATCTTTTTCAATAATGACTTCACTGTTGGTTAATAATGTAATTGTTCCTGTATTTGTTCCGGAGCCATCGGCGATAGTTATCAAATGCTCTTGTGAACCAATATGTACAAGTCTAACAACGACAGCATTATTAACAGTTGTGTTTGATGCTGAATTTAATGTTTGCTCTCGACTCAAAACTCTTATTAACACTTTAATCCTCTTCTATTTCGATTATTAAATCTTCTTTACCTTTTATTATCCTGTGAAACACTTCTTTTTCCACATAATACACCATATTCTCTTCCATTACAACAG